ACTGATACCGGCTGTTGATTTCTTCATCACGACAACAAGAAGGTCGCTGATACTGGTCGTTGGCGTCCAGTTATTAGCACCATATGAAGAAACATTGAAAGTCAGGGTGACATGACCGTGTCCGGCAGGCATATCAATGACGGATGAAAATACCCTGCTGACATCCGTCGCGGGTTGCTGAAAGATTTCCTGTCCGTTCTTCAGCACCTGCAGCTTACAGGTTGAATACCAGTATGACTGTTGGTTATTGCTGTTGAAGTTTTCATGCTTACCACCGTGAAACAGAACGGGTGGGATTACTATCTGACGGTCAAAAGCCTGGTCATCGTACACAGTGACCGTAATTGTACCGCTGGCATAACTGCCATTTCTCGGAAAGGCTTTTCCCACCGTTTTGACAATATCACCTTCAATCTGGTTGGCAGACAGTTTTCCCAGAATCCGACAGTTCTGGTTAATCGTGACATTATTGAGCGTCCCGGAGTTCGCATTCACGTTACCGCTGATATCGGCATTTTTCGCCGTCAGCCGCCCGTCCGGTGTCAGGGAAAATGCCGGAGGATTACCGCCGCTGGTAATGGTGGGGGCCGTCAGGCGCTTCAGGAACACGTCGTTCATGAATATCTGGTTGCCCTGCGCCACAAACATCGGCGTTTCATTCCCGTTTGCCGGGTCAATAAACGCGATACGGTTAGCGGCAACCAGGAACTGGCTCAGTTTGCCTTCCTCCGTATCCTCCATGCTGAGGCCAAGCCCCGCGACATAATGTTTGCCGTCTTTGGTCTGCTCAATTTTGACGCCCCACATGGCATTCCATTTATCGTTGGCGTCCTTCCACTCTTTCGAAAACTCCTCCAGTTTGCTGGCGTTATCTTCCGTCAGCTCAAAGTTTTCCAGCAGTTCCTTGCCGAGATGCGTTTTATTGATCAACCCTTTATAAAAATTCAGATAACCTTCCGCATCATCGCTCGCCCGACCAACGGCCTCCACAAATGCCGATTTACCAACGGTGTTCACGCTGCGGATATAAAAGTAATAATCATAACCCGGCTTAATATTGCTACTGGCGGCTATCCAGTACAGCGCCGTACCAAGATAACGCGCGCTGGTTTCAACCTGCCTGATATCGATAATCCGCTTTTCCGAGAACCAGAACTCAAACTGCACCGTCGGGTCATATACAGCCAGTTTCGGGACCGCTGTTATCTGAAAATACCCTGGTATCAGTTCAATAGTGACAGGCGCTGCCGGTGCCGCAATCCGGAACGATACCGATGCCGGATCGCCCTGCTGCCCCCACGCATTTACCGCCCGGACCGTCAGCGTGTAACGCCCCAGCGCCAGTTGCCTGAAGCGGTATGTGGTTTCCGTCGTCCGGGCCGTGCTGACCAGCAGCTCACTGCCATCGTCCGCTGTTACGGTCAGACGGAGCAGGAAGCTCACGCCCTTCACCACCTTCGGTGTGTCCCATCGCGCCAGCACCTGATATTCCCCGCTGTCTGCAGTGACTTCTGCGGCCAGGTGCTGCACCGCTGGCGGCGTGACACCATTCACCGTGCCACTCTGGTCGCCGTCAAAGTGCGCCCCGTTATCCACGATGGCTTCTTTTTCCGGTACATGCTGCACGGCGGTGATGGCATACGTGCCGTCGTCGTTCTCACGGATACTCACACAGCGGAACAGGCGCTGGCGCAACGTCGGCAACTTCAGCCCCCACACGCTGTATTCTGCAACGCCGTCAGGAACCCGGCTCACTTTCACCTTCACGCCGTCGGTGACGGACTGGACCTGCACGCTGACCGGATTGCCACTTCCGTCAACCAGGCTTATCAGCGTGGTACCGGAGGATGGCAGCGTGATTTCACGGTCGAGCGTCAGCGTCCGGGTCTGGCTGCTCACCGCCAGCACACGACCACCGGTGCTGATACCGGCATAGTCATCATCGCAGATTTCAATAACATCGCCCGGCACATGGCGAAGCCCTTCTGCGCCCACGCTGAAATCCACGGTCTGCGTTTCCAGCAGTTCCGTTTTAATCAGCCACAGCCCGGCGCGGTGTGCCTGCCCCCGGCTGGTACAGCCAAAGGCATCCATCTTCGTGACATTACGACCGTAACGGGCAATGGCCTGCGTATCTTCAACAAGCTCTGTCGCCGTCTCCCAGCCGTTGTTCGGGTCAATCCAGTTCACCTCAACGGCATTATGGCGGTCCTTCAGGGCGCTGAAGCTGTAGCGGAACGGCGCGCCATCATCCGGCATCACCACATTACTGCGGTTATAGGTCCACACCTTATCCGACGGCCGGTCCTGCACGAACGTCAGCGTCTGCCCGTTCCATACCGGCATACAGCGCATCGCCGAGCAGAAATCACTGAGCACATCCCACGCCTTGCGCTGTGTGGTCAGGTACGCATTACAGGTGATGCGCGGCTCCGTGCCGCCAAAGCCGTCCGGCACTGACTGGTCGCAGTACTGGCCGATGACATACAGCGCCCATTTGTCCACATCCGCCGCACCAAGACGTTTCCCCATGCCGTAGCGCGGGTGGGTCAGCATATCCCACAGACACCAGGCCATGTTGTTGCTGTATGCCGGTTTAAACGTCCCGTCCCAGATACCGTTGTATTGCCGCGTCTGCGGGTTATAGTTCGACGGCACCTGCAGAATGCGCCCGCGAAGATGATAATTACGGCTCACCTGCTGGCTGCCGAACTGCTCCGAGTCCACCTGTACGCCGACCAGTGCCGTGTTCGGGTAGCACTGTTTCACATCGATGATTTCGGTGTATGACGACCAGAGCGTTTTGTTCTGCAGCTGGTCTGTGGTGCTGTCCGGCGTCATCCTGCGCATCCGGATATTGAACGGGCGCGGCGGCAGGTTATCCACCACCACCGAGGCCAGATACTGCGAGGTGGTTTTGCCCTTAATGGTGATGTCTTTTTCCGTCACCCAGCCACCGTTACGCTGTATCTGAACCAGCAGGCGGACTTCCGACGGATTCCGGTCCCCCTTTGAAGTGGTTTCCACCAGAGCCTGCACACCGAAGGTAAAGCGCAGACGGTCGATGTTTGCAGACGTGATGGTCCGGGTGATCGGCGTGTCATATTTCACTTCCGTACCCAGCACCGTCTCGGATCCGGAGGATTCAAAACCCTCCGGCGGTGTCTGCTCCTGCTCACCTGCCCGGAACACCACCGTGACACCGGCGATATTGGTATTCCCTTCACTGTCCAGCACCGGCGTACTGTTCAGCAGCACGCTTTTTAATCCATCCACCGGACCTTCTATCGGCCCTTCGCTGATGGCATCGATCACACTCAGTAACTGCGTGGATTTCAGGTTGTCCTTCGCTTCGCGTGGGGTATGCCCCTTACTGCTGCCTTTACCCATTCGTCATGCTCCATAAACGACAAAACCGCCCGCAGGCGGTTTCACATAAAACATTTTGCATCAGCGACCAATCACCACAACCTGACCACCGTCCCCTTCGTCTGCCGTGCTGATCTCCTGAGAAACCACCCGCGACCCCACACGCATTTCACCGTACAGAACAGGCAGAACATTGCCCTGGGCAACCATGTTATCCAGTGAGGAGAAATAGGTGTTCTGCTTACCGTTATCCGTTGTCTGTGTGCGGGGAGTTCTGGCTTTCGGTGCCAGCATCTGCGCCACACCGCCGAGCACCATACTGGCACCGAGAGAAAACAGAATGCCGGTCATACCACCGGCCCCAATGGCTGCCCCCCATGCTGCAAGGGTGGCTCCGGCAGTAAAGAATGATCCGGCAATGGCGGCTGCCCCCAGGACAATCTGGAATACGCCACCTGACTTGGCCCCGGCGACTCTGGGAACAATATGAATCACAGCGCCGTCAGGCAGAGCCTCATGTAACTGCGCCGTTAATCCGGACGTGCTGACATCTTGCCCGGCAATACGTACCTGATACCAGCCGTCGCTCAGTTTCTGACGAAACGAAGGGAGCTGTGTGGCCAGCGCCCGGATGGCTTCAGCCCCCGTTTTCACACGAAGGTCGATGCGGCGGCCAAATCGTTGCAAATCCCCGTAAAGGCAGATGCGTGCCATGCCCGGTGACGCCAGAGGGAGTGTGTGCGTCGCTGCCATTTGTCGGTATACCTCTCTCGTTTGCTCAGTTGTTCAGGAATATGGTGCAGCAGCTCGCCGTCACCACAGTAAATGGCGGCATGATTCGGCACAGATGAACCAAAACAGCACAGCAGCACATCGCCCGGCTGCGCCGCTGACAGCGGCACCTGATACAGCCCTGTGGCCTCCAGATTATCCAGATAGAGATTCTGACCGTGACGCCACCAGTCATCCTCGCGATGAAAATCCGGCATCTCAATCCCCGCCAGATGATAAGCATCCCGGAACAGCGTGTAACAGTCCGTCACCCCGTGCTCAAAGCGCCGCCCGGTGAGATGCGGCACACAGCGGAACTTATGAATCTCACCCCGGCAGACCAGCAACCACGGCAAATCACTCTGCACCTGCAGCCGCCGGTCAGCCTCACTCAGCCAGGGCAGACCACCGGGGTGGCTGTGGACCAGCGCCACAATCTCACCCTGCATTTCTGCCTGCAGCCAGTCCTCCGGAGCCATCCGGAAATAATCCTCCGGCTCACCGGAGATATTCACGCAGGGGAAATATCTTTCCCCCTCCGGCGTGCTTACCACGAAGCCGCACGACTCCGCTGGCGCACATCGCCGGGCGTGCGCCAGAATCGCTGATTCTGTCTCTGTCATGGGATTTACTGCGAAAGTTTGTTAATGGAAAGGAAGCCGCCAAAGTTGCCGACGTTATTGCGGAACTTACAACCGCTCAGGCATTTGCTGCATTTATCCTTCGTGATATCGGACGTTGTCTGGTCATATTCATCCGCGACCGCCGGACCGTGATAACCGCACTCATCGCCGCGATAGGTCCAGGTGCAGGTGTTGGCCAGCATGATACGTCCCGGAAAAACAGCGCCGTCCGTTTCCGTCGGCGTGGACAGTACAAAAGAGGCACTCACCGCGCTCAGTTCGCTGCACTGCTCGATGCGCCAGCGGCTGATCACCTCCTGCTCCGGATCGGCGTCACTGTTTCCGTTAACGAAGTTCACCGCATCCAGAAAACGGGCGTAAACCTTACGCCGGACCACCGTTCCGCCGACCAGACTCTGCAGATCTTCCGCCATCCCGGTGACCATTCCGTACAGGTTAGAAACCGTCAGCGTGGGGCGCGTACTGGTGCCTTTGCCATTCAGTTCAAAACCACTCCCCTGAATGGGATACGCCTGATACTGCCGCCCCTGCCAGGTGACCGGCTCACCTTTTTCGTTCTGCTCATTACAGAAAAAATAACGTTCTCCACCGACCTCTGTCAGATCGATTTCCCAGAGCACCACGCTGGCCGACTGCTCCGCACGGGTGCATTCATTCAGTGTTTCCTGCCGGATATCCTGCATCAGTTCACCACCTGTTTAAACTCTGCGCTGAACTCAACACGCAACATACTGACCTGCGACGACCATTTTGCGCAGGTCACCTTTATCTGCCTGTAACCATAAGGCGGCGTCCACAGAAAGGCCTTCCAGCCCCCGTGCTCAGCCAGAAACGACTCCAGCGCCGTGGCCTCCTCACGGGAGACAGACAGCGTCACGCTGTACGTTTTCAGGTCAGCGTTCAGCCCGGCAGGCGCACGCTGGGAATAGCCATCACCAAAGCGCACCTTTCTTACAGAAGGGGCCGAAGCCACATCCATACCGGGTTTCACTTTCCAGCGGAAGGTTTTCATCGTCCACCTCCGGAGAACAGGCCACCATCACGCATCTGTGTCTGAATTTCATCACGGGCACCCTTGCGGGCCATGTCATACACTGCCTTCATCATCTGTGGACCTGGCAGACCATTCGTACCGTCGTTCTGAATCACCACGTGATTGTTCTGATTAAAATTAATGCCTTCAGCCCGCCGCATCTGCGCCGGACTTCCGGCACCGCCCACATAACCACCTTCCGCATAGCCCCGCATCAGGCGGTACAGGTTGCCGACACCAATCCGGCTGGTTGCCTCCTTCGTGAAGACAAATTCACCACGGTGAACAATCCCCGCTGGCTCATATTTGCCGCCGGTTCCCGTAAATCCCCCGGTCGCAAAATGGAATTTCGCCGCAGCGGCCTGAATGGCTGTACCGCCTGACGCGGATGCTCCCCCACTGGCAGCACCGCCAATGGCGCTGCCGATACTCCCGACAATCCCCACCATTGCCTGCTTAAGCAGAATTTCTGTCATCATGGACAGCACGGAACGGGTGAAGCTGCGCCAGTTCTGCTCACTGCCGGTCAGCATCGCCGCCATATTCTGTGCAATACCATCAAAGGTCTGCGTGGCTGCACTTTTAACCTGCGACATACTGTCCGTGGCGCTCTCTTCCCACTCACTCCAGCCGGACTTCAGGCCTGCCATCCAGCTCCCGCGAAGCTGGTCTTCAGCCGCCCAGGTCTTTTTCTGCTCTGACATGACGTTATTCAGCGCCAGAGGATTATCGCCATACTGTTCCTTCAGGCGCTGTTCCGTGGCTTCCCGTTCTGCCTGCCGGTCAGTCAGCCCCCGGCTTTTCGCATCAATGGCGGCCCGTTTTGCCCGTTGCTGCTGTGCGAATTTATCCGCCTGCTGCGCCAGCGCGTTCAGGCGCTCCTGATACGTAACCTTGTCGCCAAGTGCAGCCAGCTGGCGTTTGTACTCCAGCGTCTCATCTTTATGCGCCAGCAGGGATTTCTCCTGTGCAGACAGCTGGCGACGTTGCGCCGCCTCCTCCAGTACCGCGAACTGACTCTCCGCCTTCCACAAATCCCGGCGCTGCTGGCTGATTTTCTCATTCGCTCCGGCATGCTTCTCCAGCGTCCGGAGTTCTGCCTGAAGCGTCAGCAGGGCAGCATGAGCACTGTCTTCCTGACGATCGCCCACAGACACCTTCACGCCGGACTGTTTCGGCTTTTTCAGCGTCGCTTCATAGCCCTTTTTCGCTGCCGCCATCAGCGTGTTGTAATCTGCCTGCAGGATTTTCCCGTCTTTCAGTGCCTTGTTCAGTTCTTCCTGACGGACGGTATATTTCTCCAGCGGTGTCTGCAGCCGTTCGTAAGCCTTCTGCGCCTCTTCGGTATATTTCAGCCGTGACGCTTCGGTATCGCTCTGCTGCTGCGCATTTTTGTCCTGTTGACTCTGCTGTTCAGCCTTCTTTCGGGCGGCTTCAAGCGCAAGACGGGCCTTTTCACGATCATCCCAGTAACGCGCCCGCGCTTCATCGTTAACAAAATAATCATCCTTGCGCAGATTCCAGATGTCGTCCGCTTTCTTAAACGCAGCCTCTGCCTTAATCAGCATCTCCTGAGCGGTATCAGGACGACCAATATCCAGCACCGCATCCCACATGGATTTGAATGCTCGTGCTGTCCTGTCTGCCCAGGTTTCCAGCGTGCCCATGTTCTCTTTCAGGCGGCGGGTCTGGTCATCAAACCCTTTCGTTGCGGCCTCGTTCGCCGCCTGCAATGCCCCGGCTTCATCGCCGGAACGCTGCAACTGAGCAACATACGCAATCTGTTCCGCCGTCACGTTATGGAACTGGCGTGCCATCGCCGTCAACCCCGACGTCGGGTCTGTGGTCAGCTTCCCGAAGGCTTCAGCGACCTTGTCCACCTCCACACCGGATGCAGAGGAGAAACGCGCCACACTCTGGCTGATGGACGCAATCTGAGCCTCACCGCTTACCCCCGCCTTAACCAGTGCGCTGAGTGACTCGCTGGTCTGGTTAAACGTCAACCCTGCCGCCTGCCCGGCTCTGGACAGGACCAGCATACGATCTGCCGTCAGACCCGACTGATTACCGGAAAGGACCAGCGTTTTGTTGAAATCGGACAGGGTTGAGTTGCCCTGATACCAGGCATACGCCAGCGCACCGGTCGCCACCGCCAGCGAGGTGGCCCCGACCATCGGCAGGGTGATCGCACCGGCAAGCCCCCGGAACATGGGGATCATCCCGCCGAAGGAGTCCTTAACCTGACCACCCTGTTGCAGCAGGATCAGCCACGGGCTTTGCCCGCCTGCAAGCTGCGTGGCCACGTCGGTGAACTGTGCAGGCAGCATACGCATGGCGGCTTTATACTGCCCGACGGAAATCCCCGCTTTCTGTGCAGCCAGTGCCTGTCGGCTCAGCGACTGTTCAACGACTGCCGCTGTTTTTTTCGCATCACTTTCCGTACCGGAAAAATGACGCCTGACTCTGGCCATCTGCTCGTCAAATCTGGCCGCATCCAGACTTAAATCAACGACCAGATCGCCTACCGGTTCAGCCATACCGGACTCCTCCTGCGATCCCTTCTGATACTGTCATCAGCATTACGTCATCCTCCGTCATGTCCGCCACATCCGGGGAAACGGGGATAACTTCATTCCCGTCCGGGCCAAAGCGGACACCTCCGGCAAGCCCTGCCGCTTTCTGCATCAGCACATCATCTTCAGGCTCTTCGTCAGCCTCGCGCCGGTTCAGCAGACTGAAATCCAGCGGATGCATCTCCGGATCGCTGAAAAACAGGCTGAGCACGGTGTACGTCAGCCCGGAAAAGTGCATATCCAGCAGAACATCATGAAAATAATGGGTACTGTAAAAGCGGTGCCAGTCGGCATACTCCGTGGATGACATCCCGGCAAGCATGGCGCGCCAGTCGGGTCGCCCCATCTCGCGCGCCAGTTTCAGGGCAAAACTCAGCTCACCGTCGAACACTTTCCCGCAGAAACAGGCTCTGCAGGCCCGGCGTCCTCTGCCTGTTCAGGGGAATTATTCACCACAAACTCAGACATTCCGGACAGACGTAACACCACGTTTTCAGCCTGAGCAATTGCCTCCGTGGGCCAGGTGGTAAGCACTTCCTGCTCAATCTGCGTAATGGCTTCATTCATGGACGGCAGCTTTGTCTTCTGCGGATGGTTATGCCACAGGGACATCGCCACCAGAAACGCCCCGCCTCTGATAAGATCCTCTACAGACACCTGCAGGTTGCCACTGGATTCAGCCTTTTTTTCCTGCTCTTTCAACCAGGCAAGATGCTCAATACGCTGCAGGGCTGACAGTTCAGAAAGCGTGACGGTCACACCGTTATGTTCAAATGATTCGGTTTTCAGGAACATCGCTGACTCTCCGGATTAACTGGCGGTGACGGTAATTTCTGCAACCGCAGCAAACTCACCATTACCGGATACAACCGGAATGTTGACCTTGCCTGCAGCAACGCCGTTCACGGTGATGGTCATACCACTGACCGACACGGTGGCTTTTGTTTTATCCGCTGACACCGCACGGAAGCTCTTGTCGGTTGCGCCTTCCGGCTGGAAGGCCACGGTCAGCGTGGTGCTCTTCCCTTTCACTACGGAAGCGCTGGCTGGCGTCACGGTCATACCGGTTGCCGCTGTTACCGTGCTGCGATCTTCTGCCATCGACGGACGTCCCACATTGGTGACTTTCACCGTGCGGGTGATCACTTCCTTCGCCGTCACCGCCTTACCGATACTGCTGACCCAGCCACGGAACACATCGACCGTGCCGTTCGGGAAGCGGATTTTATAGGCACGGGTATCGCCTTCATTAAACCACGCCAGCAGCGCCTGCTGCCCCTGCTCTCCGGGCATCCACGCCAGCGTGAAGCTGGTATCTCCGGCAGATTTCTGCCCCTGCCCGGTCGCAGTCCAGTCCGCATCCTCATCATCGAGATAGCTGTCGTCATAGGACTCAGCGGTCAGTTCGCCGGGCGTCAGGTCTTTAACTTTAGCCAGACGCGACCAGTCAACGTCTGAAAGCGGGTTCGCATAAGGGTCGCCGCTCCCGTTATAAACCCACAGGGTGGTTCCGGCACCTTTCACCGGTATTGCTGGATTTGGTACAGGCATATCGTCCTCACATTTCATAGGTAATGACATAAGTCAGATCGGCTGAACTCCACAGGCCCGCATCATCGTCGCGCCGGTAGTCATAGCCACTGGCCACCATACTGGTGATCAAATCTGACAGTGCTGGGACATCGCTCATCACCGGATAAATCCGGGACTCCATCCACGCATCCAGCTCTGAATCCGGCACCTGAGCAGGCAGGAAAACTTCGATATGCAGCTCCGCCTGCCAGGTATCGCTGTCCAGCTCTTCGCCCGTGTATTCAGCGCCGGTGAGATAAACGGTAATTACCGGAAAATCCGCCTCATCAAAAACAGCGGGGCGACCATCAAAAAGCGTCGCCCCGGTGTCATGCTTCTCCAGTGCATCCAGTACGGCTGCACGGAGTTCAGTATGTTTCATCGCTTTATTACCATTCTCAGTTGATGCTGCAGCGCATAGCCCAGCTCTTTCGGAAGACGTTCACGCCGTATCCGTTCAATATTCTGTTTAAACGCCGTGGTCAGCGGCACCGCCATCGGGATTTTCACCACATCAATGGGGTAACGGTTTTTCCCGGCCACACGCTGCATGACATGCCAGCGGCCATTTTTCAGTTGCTGAATAAACGCGCCGGGAATACGACGGTTTCCCACCACAAGCACGCTGCCGCCACCTTTCAGGGCTGAACGCTGCCCCTTTTTACGACGCCTGCGTCGGGACAGGACAATCCGCGCGTTACCCAGCTTTATTACGGGCAAATCCCCCCGGTTAACCCTGATTCTGGCCTGCGGATTTTTGACCGTGGCCCTTTTCAGCCTGGCCCTTTCCTTTACCAGTTTCCGGCGTACCTTTGTCTCACGGGCAACCTGTGACGCAGACTGCGATATCGCGGATGACGCAACGCGGTTAATGGCCATTGCGGCGGCACCAGGCACCGCCGTTTTGCTGATACGGCTGAGGTTTTCAACGGCCTGCTCAAGACCTTTTATGGCCATACATCCCCCTTTCAGCGGCGACGGTTAACGGCAGGCGGTACGCCCCGCCCAAGCCAGAGATGACAGCTTCCGCCATCATCCGGCGAAACACGATCTATCCAGAAGTTTTCCTCACCGATGGTCAGCGTGTCGCCGCGCCGCAGCTGCCGCACATCATCAGTCCGGACAAACAGGGACGGGCTGGAGCCTTCAACGCGCACGCCCTGTCCGGCATAGCTGATATTTTCAGGGTCATCAAAAACACCACGTATCACAGCACCGGACTGCTCACCGGATGTCATGGTGGCTGACGTTCCCATGTACCCGCGTATCGTTTCATCAGCGCGGGCAATGGCAGCATCGAACAGGTTATCGAAATCAGCCACAGCGCCTCCCGTTATTGCATTCTGGCCAGGCCGCGCTCTGTCATTTCGGCTGCCACACCGGCAGAGACACGAAACGCCGTTCCCGGCAGCACAAATGCCACAGGTTCATCCCGGATGGCGTGAAGTGCATCAGTATGCAGCGTCACCAGTGCCACGACCGTGACCAGTTCAGCCGTATCCTGAATCACGGTATCCGGCTGCGCTGATACAGCCTCATTTTCATGCCCGGTCAGCACATTTTCCGGGCTGAGAGGGGTGTCCTGACCGACAGTTTCATCCGTGTCATCAAGCTCCTCTTCCAGCTCTGCCACACGAAGCGCCAGTTCTTCTTTCGTCCCCGTCAGGCTGACATCACGGTTCAGTTGCTCACCCAACGACCGGAGACGGGCAATCAGTTCATCTTTCGTCATGGACTCCTCCACAGAGAGAAAATGGCCCCGAAGGGCCACGATTACGCCAGTTGTACAGACACGAATTCATCAGGATCAGCCAGCAGCATCAGCGGTGCTGACTGAATCATGGTGAACTCACGTGCCGGATCGCCGGTGGTCACCCAGTTTTTCGGGTAACGGGCAGAGGCGTTAATGCCTTCGCGCTGTGCGTCCGCATCCTGAATGCAGCCATAGGTGCGCAGACCGCGTGCCTGAGTGTTCCCCAGCACCATCGTGTTGTCCGGCAGGAAGTTCTTTTTGACGCCGTTTTCCACGTACTGTCCGGAATACACGACGATGGCCACATCGCCATACATTCCCTTATAAGACACCGCTTTGCCCAGGTCTTTTACCGCTGTCTCCAGCTCGGAATGAGAGCCGCGACGGGTATCCAGCTTCTCCCTGACGGCCTTGAAGGAACGGAACAGCGCCCAGCCTTTCGGATCAAACACGATGATATTCACCACACCGCTGGCGTTCAGCGCGTAGGCTTCGATATCGTCGGTCGGGTCATACGTGGACTTGTCACGCTTGCTCCACTCCGTGCCGCCGGACTGCGTGATGTTATTCGCCGCACTGCGGCCCATATCCACCTCAACCGGATCGAAGGCTTCACCGGTCATGGTGTATTTGCCCTTAAGCACGGCAGAAACTGCCTGCATCTCTTCGACCTGGGCAATCGCCAGATTTTCATCCAGCATATTCTGCCGAATAATACGGCGACGACGGTAAGCCGGGTCAGCCAGGTTCTGCGGATCTTCATCCGGCAGGCGACGCAGGGTCATCTGCGGATTCACCTCATGCTTGGGTTTGACATAACCCGGCGTAAATTCAGAGGTGGAGCCGCCACGGGAACGGATAACCTCACCGGAAACAATCGGCGAAACGTACAGCGCCATGTTTACCAGTCCCGGAATTTGTGAGAGATAGACTTTTTCCGTGGTGAAAGGATAGGTTTCACGGAAAAACAGGCGCAGAAACAGCGGATCGAACTTAAAGTGATGCTGGGTCGATGCCAGTAATTCTGCAGTTGTATATACAGACATAAATTATTTCCATAAAAAAAGCCGCACAGGCGGCCTTTAGTGATGAAGGGTAAAGTTAAACGATGCTGATTGCCGTTCCGGCAAACGCGGTCCGTTTTTTCGTCTCGTCGCTGGCAGCCTCCGGCCAGAGCACATCCTCATAACGGAACGAGCCGGACTTGTAGAACGTCAGTGTGGTGCTGGTCTGGTCAGCAGCAACCGCCAGAATGCCAACGGCTGCACCGTCGGTGGTGCCATCCCACACAACCAGCTTACGGGTAGTGCCATCCAGCATCAGCGGGGTCATTGCAGGCGTTTTCGCACTCAATCCGCCAGGCGCAATTGCTGTATGAGCCGGATCACTGTTACCCAGCGGCTGGTAATGGTTAAACTCTTCTTTTGTCGCCATAACTGCCTCTTATACCGGTAAAGCTTCAGGTGTATTAAGTAATTCTTTATTGGTATCAGATGCCAGGTTACCTGCAGCCAGCGGTGCCGGTGCCCCCTGCATCAGACGATCCAGCGCAGTGTCACTGCGCGCCTGTGCACTCTGTGGTGCTGCGGCCAGAATGCGGCGGGCCGTTTCCACGGTCATTCCGGGGGTTTCTGCCAGAACACGCGCCTGTTCTTCGCGTCCGTGAGCCTCCTCACAGTTGAGGATCCCCATAATGTGGCTGTTTTCTGCCGCAACCGCAGCGGTGATCTGCGCGTTCACGTCCGGCTGCGCCGCGCTGGCGTTTTCGCCCTCCGTCGCTGGCACCACGTCAGTAACGTCAGCCTGCGAAGCAGTGGCTGAAACAGTTGTTGATTGAGTCTCTTTGGTCATTCGCCCTCCTGAGAGACGGGATTTACGCGCATCCAGTGCATCACGCATGACGGTGATCGCATCGGTGCTGTTAACAAGTTCATCAGCCAGTCCGGCATCAATGGCCTCCTGACCGCTGTACACTGCAGCCTCGGTATCCAGCACAGCCTGCACGGACAGGCCGGTATATGCCGACACCTTCTGCGCAAACATCTGGCGGGTTGCATCCATCCGGGACTGCAGTGTCTCCCGGACGTCATCCGGAAGATGGCTGTAGGGGTTGCCATCCACCTTATGGCTGCCGCTGTAAATCAGCGTGATTTCCACGCCCTGTTTCTCCAGCGCAGCACCGTAATTACTGTGAGCCATCATGACGCCGATGGAGCCTGTCCGGGCGGTCTGCGTGACCAGACGCCGGGAGGCGGCGCTGGCAAGCACCTGCACTGCAGTTCATGTCGTTGGCCAGCGCCCATACCGGTTTTATGTCACGCACACGGGCGATGATGTCAGCGCAGTCAAATGCCCCTGCCACCATTCCGCCGGGCGTGTCCATATCGAGCAGAATGCCGTCCACCATCGGGTCCCTGGCAGCCTGTTGCAGACGGGCGATAATGCCGTTGTAACCGGTCATCCCCGAGTGCGGCTGCAGCGCCCGCGTCCGGCTGACCAGCGTGCCGGATACCGGCAGCACGGCGATGCCGTTCATGACCTGATAACTGCGGACCTGTCGTGTTCCGTCATCATCACCGGATAATGCCAGCGTCGCGAGTGCCTCCTGGGCAGTCAGGCTGTCGCCGGACACCGCATCCGTCAGGCGGCTGATCCCAAGCTGGCCTGCAAGCGCACAAAAGAAAACCCGCGCATAGGCGGGTTCAAGCATCAGCGGCTCATTAAAGGCCATGCTGGCAATATGCGGGAGATTACGCAGCTCTGCTGTCACTCTTCTCCTCCTCTGTTGATTGTCGCAGCCCGGATTCAAATGCCGCAGCCGCCCAGGCGGGTGGTTTAAGACCGGCTGCACGACGCTCCATCGTTTCACGGACCTGCTGGGCAAAAATTTCCTGATAGTCGTCACCGCGTTTCGCGCACTCTTTCTCGTAGGTGCTCAGTCCGGCTTCTATCAGCATCACCGCTTCCTGAACTTCTTTCAGACCATCGATGGCCATACGACCGGAGCCTATCCAGTCGCAGTTCCCCCAGGCACTGCGGGCTTCCTGAAAACTGAAGCGCGCTTTTGAAGGTAACGTCACCACGCGGCGAACGATGGCCTCTTCCAGCCAGCACAGAAACATCTGGCTCGCCTGACGGGATGCGACGAATTTTCGCCGCCCCATAAAGTACGCCCACGACTCGTTCGCACTGGCCCGTGCCGTGGAGTAGCTCATCTGGGCGTAATTCCGGGAAAGCTGCTCATACGAGACACCCAGCCCGGCAGCGATATACCGCAACAGTGACTGCTCAAACACGGAGTAGCCGTTATCCGTGTCCTGAGCCGTCTGCAGGTTCAGTGAGTCCCCCGGCATCAGGTGCGGCACTTTTGCGCCTCCCAGACGGACCGGTGCTGCGGCGTAATACGCGGCAATTTCACCAATCCAGCCAGTCAGCCTTTCCCGCTGCTCCTGACTGTTCGCGCCCAGAATAAAATCCATCGCTGACTGCGTATCCAGCTCACTTTCAATGGTGGCGGCATACATCGCCTTCACAATGGCGCTCTGCAGCTGCGTGTTCTGCAGCGTGTCGAGCATCTTCATCTGCTCCATTACGCTGTAAAACACATTTGCACCGCGGGTCTGCCCGTCCTCCACGGGTTCAAAAACGTGAATGAACGAGGCGCGCCCGCCGGGTAATTCACGGGGTATCCATGTCCATTTCTGCGGCATCCAGCCAGGATACCCGTCCTCGCTGACGTAATATCCCAGCGCCGCACCGCTGTCATTAATCTGCACACCGGCACGGCAGTTCCGGCTGTCGCAGGTATTGTTCGGGTTGCTGATGCGCTTCGGGCTGACCATCCGGAACTGTGTCCGGAAAAGCCGCGACGGACTGGTATCCCAGGTGGCCTGAACGAACAGTTCACCGTTAAAGGCGTGCATGGCCACACCTTCCCGAATCATCATGGTAAACGTGCGTTTTCGCTCAACGTCAATGCAGCAGCAGTCATCCTCGGCAAACTCTTTCCATGCCGCTTCAACCTCGCGGGAAAAGGCACGGGCTTCTTCCTCCCCGATGCCCAGATAGCGCCAGCTTGGGCGATGACTGAGCCGGAAAAAAGACCCGACGATATGATCCTGATGCAGCTGGATGGCGTTGGCAGCATAGCCGTTATTGCGTACCAGATCGTCCGCGCGGGCATTGCCACGGGTAAAGTTGGGCAGCAGGGCTGCATCCACACTTTCACTCGGTGGATTCCACGCCCGCAACTGCCCACCAAATCCGCTGCCACCGCCGTGATAACCGGCATATTCACGCAGCGATGTCATGCCGTCCGGCCCCAGAAGGGTGGGAATGGTGGACGTTTTCATACATAAAATCCTGCAGGTCCCCTGCGTCGCTGTGTCATGCCGGTCTGCACTTCCAGCTCCGCAATGTATTTTTTCAGGTCAGACACGGAAGTGGCCGTAAACTCCACTCGCCGTCCGTCTTTCTGTACCGTTGCCACCCGTTTTCCTGTCATCAGGTCATGCAGTGCCGCACGGGCAGCGGCAAGTTCTTCCTGTCGCGTCATTCATCCTCTCCGGATAAGGCACGGGCGTAATCTGCCAGTGTTTTCTTGTTGGTTGCTGCACCATCCTCTTCCTGCAGGCTCGCCAGCAGCGCACTGAGATCCAGCTGCCAGCGGGAAATACTGATGCGCAGCGCCGCCAGCGCATAAACGAAGCAGTCGAGCGCCTCATTGCGTCGCTTTTTGCTGTCCCACAGTATTTTTTTCCTGCCATCCACCCATTTTTCGACCTGCTCTTCAGCAGTCAGCTGCTGCGCTTCGGTCAGATCAAAAATATCCGGGTTATTCGGGAAGTGAACGGCACCGGGAAGCGGTTCATCCCCTTCCGGCGTCAGTGTGAAGCGGTTATAAATCTGCTCTTTCGCGGTATCCGTACCGATTTCGGTAAGGTAAACCCCGTTTTTGTTTCGCTTACGTGGCATGCTGGCCACTGGCTTTCCGTAGACGGATGCCCCTTTAATGGGGATCACCCGGAACAGCCCATGCTTTTTCGAGCGTTCATACACAATGGTCGGGTCAATCCCGCCAGTATCCCAGCAGATACGGGATACCGACATTTCTGCACCATTCCGGCGGGTATAGGTTTTATTGATGGCCTCATCCACACGCAGCAGCGTCTGTTCATCGTCGTGGCGGCCCATAATAATCTGCCGGTCAATCAGCCAGCTTTCCTCACCCGGCCCCCATCCCCATACGCGCATTTCGTAGCGGTCCAGCTGGGAGTCGATACCGGCGGTCAGGTAAGCCACACGGTCAGGAACGGGCGCTGAATAATGCTCTTTCCGCTCCGCCATCACCTCAGCATCCGGACGTTCGCCAATTTTCGCTTCCCATGTCTCACCGAGCGTGGTGTTCACGAAGGTTTTACGTTTTCCCGTATCCCCTTTCGTCTTCATCCAGTCTTTGACAATCTGCACCCAGGTGGTGAACGGGCTGTACGCCGTCCAGATGTGAAAGGTCACACTGTCCGGCGGCTCAATCTCTTCACCGGATGACGAAAACCAGAGAATGCCATCACGGGTCCAGATCCCGGTCTTTTCGCAGATATAACGGGCATCAGTAAAGTCCAGCTCCTGCTGGCGGATGACGCAGGCATTATGCTCGCAGAGATAAAACACGCTGGAGGGGTCATCCGGCGTCCATTTGAGGCCAAACGGCGTCTCTTTGTCGCCAAATTTAAGATACTGCTCCTCCCCGCAGTGCGGGCAGGCAACATGAAAACGCATAAAATGCGGGGATTCACTGGCTGCACGCTCAATCTGGCAGGTGCCTCTCACTTTGGGCGTGGAGCCACGGATGGACTTTGGCCAGACCGAGCCTTCAATACGTTTGTCGCCAAGGAACGTCGGAGAGCCTTCCTGTTCAATATCCTCATCAAAGGCAGCAAGTTCATCATAACCCGCCACATCCACCGACTTTTCACGGTAGTTTTTTGCCGCTTTACCGCCCAGGCACCAGAAGCCACGACCATTGGAAAAACGCTTCATAGTGAGCGTGTTATCCCGGTGCTTTTTGCCATACCACGGAGCCAGCGCCAGCAGCGACGGAATATCGCGGATGGTCGGCTCAACGTGGGTTTTCATAAAGTTCTCGGCATCACCATCCGTCGGCAACCAGATAAGGGTGTTGCGCTGCTTATGCTCTATAAAGTAGGCATAAACACCCAGCAGCATTTTGGAATAACCGACACGGGCAGACTTCACCACATTCACCTCACGGATGTAGTCGCTGCCCATCGCATTCATGATGGCCCGCTGAAAGGGCAGTGTTTCCCAGCGCCCTTCCTGGTATGCGGATTCTTTTGGGAGATAGTAACTGGCATCCGCCCATTCAACGGCGGTCTGTGGCTCCGGCCTGAACAGTGAGCGAAGCCCGGCGCGGACAAAATGCCGCAGCCTGTTAACCTGACTGTTCGATATATTCACTCAGCAACCCCGGTATCAGTTCATCCAGCGCGGCTGCTTTGTTCATGGCTTTGATGATATCCCGTTTCAGGAAATCAACATGTCGGTTTTCCAGTTCCGGAAAACGCCGCTGCACCGACAGGGGGATCCCGTCGAGAATACTGGCAATTTCACCTGCGATCCGCGACAGCACGAAAGTACAGAATGCGGTTTCCACCACTTCAGCGGAGTCTCTGGCATTTTTCAGCTCCTGTGCGTCGGCCTGCGCACGCGTAAGTCGATGGCGTTCGTACTCAATAGTCCCTGGCTGGAGATCTGTCTCGCTGGCCTGCCGCAGTTCTGCAACTTCCCGGCGCAGCTTTTCGTTCTCAATTTCAGCATCCCTTTCGGCATACCATTTTATGACGGCGGCAGAGTCATAAAGCACCTCATTACCCTTGCCACCGCCTCGCAGAACGGGCATTCCCTGTTCCTGCCAGTTCTGAATGGTACGGATACTCGCACCGAAAATGTCAGCCAGCTGCTTTTTGTTGACTTCCATTGTTCATTCCACGGACAAAAACAGAGAAAGGAAACGACAGAGGCCAAAAAGCTCGCTTTCAGCACCTGTCGTTTCCTTTCTTTTCAGAGGGTATTTTAAATAAAAACATTAAGTTATGACGAAGAAGAACGGAAACGCCTTAAACCGGAAAATTTTCATAAATAGCGAAAACCCGCGAGGTCGCCGCCCCGTAACCTGTCGGATCGCCGGAAAGGACCCACAAAATGATAATAATTATCATCTACATATCACAACGTGCCTGTACGCCATCAAACCACGAGAAATAATCAATTATGACGCAGGTATCGTATTAATTGATCTGCATCAACCTAACGTAAAAACAACTTCAGACAATACAAATCAGCGACACTGAATACAGGGCAACCTCATGTCAACGAAGAACAGAACCCGCAGAACAACAACCCGCAACATCCGCTTTCCTAACCAAATGATTGAACAAATTAACATCGCTCTTGTTCAAAAAGGGTCCGGGAATTTCTCAGCCTGGGTCATTGAAGCCTGCCGCCGGAGACTGTGCTCAGAAAAAAGAGTTTCGCCTGAAGCAAACAAAGAAAAGAGTGACATTACTGAATTGCTCAGAAAACAGGTCAGACCAGATTGAAGCAATTTAGATAATCGAGCAGACTACGCCCCCTCATATCACATGGAAGGTACTACAATGGCTCAGGTTGCCATTTTTAAACAAATATTCGATAAAGTGCGAAATAATTTAAACTATCACTGGTTTTATTCTGAACTAAAACGTCACAATGTCTCACATTACATTTACTATTTAGCCACAGAGAATATTCATCTTGTTCTTGAAAACGATAATACGGTTTTAATAAAAGGACAGGGTAAGGTTGTAAATGTAAGATTTTCAAAAAATAAATGCCTTATAGAAGCCACCTTAAAAGGATTCAAATCAGGAGAGTTATCATTTTACGAATACAGGAAAAATCTTGCTACAGCAGGGGTTTTCAGATGGATTACAAATATCCACGAAAACAAAAGGTATTACTATACCTTTGATAATTCATTACTCTTTACTGAGAACATTCAGAACACTACACAAATATTTCCGCACTAAATCATAACGTCCGGTTTCTTCCGTGCCAGAACCGGACTCGCTGGCATGATGAAATATGTGTACCCGGTAACCCCGGTGTGCATCGTTTTTGATTATTCCCCCACACTTGTGCAGAAGGAGTTCCCCGTCAGGCTACAGTCATAATTAATGCAAGAGTACAGCGACGATACAGCGCACAGAAATAAATCAGGTATCCATTGACTTCACAAAGACGGTACATAGCATCGACAGGAGTAATTGCGTAAATTGAACTCTTGGCACACTTTAGCCACCGGCGAATCTTCAGCGGATTATCCTTGGCCGGTTTTTATCTGAGGCATTGCTCTCGAATGTATAGCTGTGCCCCTTCAAGTTGTTTTTGCATTATTATCAGTCGCGCTCTGAGGGTGAAATAATCCCGTTCAGCGGTGTCTGCCAGTCGGGGGGAGGCTGCATTATCCACGCCGGAGGCGGTGGTGGCTTCACGCACTGACTGACAGACTGCTTTGATGTGCAACCGACGACGACCAGCGGCAACATCATCACGCAGAGCATCATTTTCAGCTTTCGCATCAGCTAACTCCTTCGTGTATTTTGCATCGAGCGCAGCAACATCACGCTGACGCATCTGCATGTCAGTAATTGCCGCGTTCGCCAGCTTCAGTTCTCTGACATTTTTGTCGCGCTGGGCTTTGTAGGTAATGGCGTTATCACGGTAATGATTCAGCCCCAGACTAAGCGCACCACAGGCCACCAGCAGGGCAATGATGACCACGCACAGTACGCGGTTCATTTCACCACCAGCGTATCTGACCGATGAAATAACCAGAGGCCATAATCACAAACACCAGCCAGATAAGAATGAACTTCCAGGTGGATAATTTTTCAGCCATCACTCGAATCTCCCGAATCAGTTTGCTAAAATCAAACACACTTTCTCCTTTGACTTTTCCGGAGTCAGGAAACACAAAACCCCGCTTGGTGCCAACAAACGGGGTTTTTACTTTTATTCACTTACGTTTCGCCACTTCGCAGGATTTCATGTTATCCGCCCGCGTGGCCATGCCTTATTTTTCAGCAAAATATTCTGCTTATCTGTCGATACCCCAGCACGCCAGCGCGCTCTCCTGGTCACGACGGGATACCTGACCGTAGCAGTTGTTTGAACGAATACGGCAGTCTCTGCCACCGTCCTTAATCCACCAGCGAATCGCCTCACACGCTCCCCTGCGATCACCTGCATTAATTCGTTTATAAAACGTCGACGGGAAACACTTACCGGGACCAATGTTGTACGGACAGAATGACGCGATCCCCGCTTTCTGGGGTTCGCTCAATGGCACTTTGATGTTTTTCTCCACCCATGCCAGCGCCTTATCACGCTCAATGGCGTTGACCTGGTCGCATTTTTCCTTCGACAGTTTCATACCGGGAAAAACGGGTTTTCCATCCACCATCGTGGCCCCCCGACAGATGGTCCAGTTGCCGGAACCATCGCGGTATGCCGTAGTGTGGTTACCCTCTTTTTCATCCAGAAACTGGTCAAGTATCTGAGGAGCTGATGCGCCTGCTCCAATCAGCGCCAGAACTGCAGCTGACAGGCCGTATTTGATTTTTGCGTTCATGGATATTTATCAGGATTTATCGGTTTCTGAACCCTGGATATGTTTATCTGTCCCGGCCTGTTGAATCAGGCGGGGAAAAGGTAAAGACAATCAAGAGGATTATTTATGGACAATAGCACCATTTCTCTACAGGAGTTGCTCGACTGCATTTCCAGGCTTCGGGATGATGTAAATGCCCTCACTGTTGCATTTTCACATCTGGCCTTATCAATTCCCAGGGAGCAAATGCTGCCAACGCTGGCATCCATTCATTTTGAATCACGCAACCCCAAATGGTCCCAGGAACAACAAAATTCTTTCAAGTGGCTGGCGGCATTGCTGGAAGAAAATTATGCTGGCAAAACTACCATTTCGGCGGAGTCTTCAGGGAACCAGTAATCCTTCCCGGTAGCTTTCCTTTGTAGGTTATCCATACATTCTGCGCCTCTAAAATTACGGGGCGCTTTTCCGGCGACTGCTCATCCCCTTCACATAACCCGGCAGCGACATCCAGGAAGACCTGTCTGATGCTCCTTCTGGCCGCTGCCTCATAAAACTCCAGCGCAGCACCTTCAACACGGTCCAGCGAGATGTCCAGGTCAAAAATTTCACCGTCAAAGCGTTCTTTGTCCTGTAATGCTAAAGTTACCGTAACTTTATTCTCAAAATTGCGGATCCCTTTCACAATCAGTTCATAGTTTTGAGTCATTGAATTACTCTCCCCGTGCCGCCTTACGACGGTCCTCTCTGATTTTGAAATACAGGTTAGTCAGATATGTCAGCAGCCCAAACAGCAGACTCCCCAGCACGCCTATTGCCGCCCACTGAGACGGGGAAACCCTGTCCAGCAACTGCAGGAACCAGTAGCCCGTTCCCACCGCTGACGTGGTGTATGACACACCTGTTGTGATTTTTTCCATCTGGTCCATACCCCGTCTCCCGTTATCCGGAAGCTGAAAACAATAAAAAAGCCACCAGTTAACTACTGATGGCTCTGATAACTCATGCAAGCGTCTCAGACGACCCACTGACACTACCGGTGAGTTTAACGATACCTTCCATTTGACTGGCTCACTTTTTATGATGATGCCGGTGCATTTATCTCCAGCGCCAGACTTTCTATCTCAACGCCATACGTTACATTTTTGGTAATATCCATCAGCGTCAGTGCATTTAGTCCCACTGCCAGACTGTCTTTTATGGCCTGGAATGCCGGGCCAGTACGATGACGTAGTATCACTCCGGCTCAGTTGCACCACTGACCACCACATCACCTTCTGCTGCAATCGCCTGCATCAGGGTATAAGGGGTTATGGCCACCGGACTACCAAACGGCTGCCCGCCCTCTTTCAGTTTATGTGTCAGCTTTTCCGCAAGATCTGACGGCGGCGCCGCCCTGACAACATCATAGTGTTTAAATGCCATGGTTCTTTCCACTATCTGAAAAATAATTCTTTAAAATACCGGATATGTAATACAGAAAAAACACAAAACCATACCTTAAATAAAAACCTGATTATCAAGCAGATATGCATGGATAAACTACAAGACGAGATATAAACCACCCTGCATTTAAATAAACAATAAACAACATCAGAAAAATAATTCTGCGCTATGGTTTACATTCAAAAATATCATTTATACTTTTCAGAACATCACCAGCAAGGCATAAACAAGGAAGCTAAATGAAGTGGATTGTGATTGATACAGTTATCCAGCCATCATGCGGAATATCTTTTTCAGTCATATGGAGTAAAGTAAAATTAATAATCTGGTATCAATCGGATGCTTTCTTACCTCCTGAAAGTATATTTACACTGACTCACACAGGTATCATGCTCAATAACAAAGTGCTACCTGTAACCATTTACAACGTAGTACCATTCAATAAAACATTCTGGAATTTAATCAAAAACAGCCAGGAATGCCCTACAAATACAGATAACGTATTGAATGAATGCTTTAATAACCGTTGCACTCTGCAAATATGTCCTTATGGACTAAAACAACAAAGTCCATAAGGAGTTTACTCACATCTGACAAAATCAATATAAACAGCCCCTCCGGAGAGGGGCTGGAGAGTGGCGCTATGTGCCATTGCATGGTGCCGGGTGCCTCCCGGTGAATTCAGTACCAGCACCTGAATCCGCGATTATCCCATATACCTACTCGCTGATTGCCCCTCCGCACAGGGGGATTCACCATGCCAGTTTCTTTTAACAAACTCCCCGCAAACCAGACAACAGTCAACCGCCTGAATTGTGAAGTATTTAAAAATTTCTCCCGCTAACTGATACCCGGCTAACAGTCTGGCGTTTTCTTTTTCAGCAACGGGAAAGCAACAACCACCACACCCGCCACCAGCACACCGTCAGCCAGCACTGACATTATCCGGCTGCTGCAATGCCATTCACAAAAACAGTAAGCAATCACTTTTTACCGTAACAGGTGATAATCCAGATATGTATCTACCCCAGATGAGTAATCCGAAGTTCATCCATACCACAGGTCCTGGCTATTCTGTTGTACTCCTGAACAAGAGCAAATAATTCTGAATTAGCAACCATGAACTCATCGCAAACCCTCTGTATAGCATCACTATTCAGAAGAATAACGTCTCTTCCCGAAAGACGATCAGGAGTACAGAACAAAACTGTCAAACGGCTGAAGGCCTTTGCTCGTGCTGCATTGACTATATCAATACGCTGCCTAAGGATGAAACACCCCGACGCCTCATCAATATTCACTCTACCCACACCATATGAATGATAAATATTTAATACTGAAAAAACCATTAGACCGTATAACA